ATTCACTACCTAAAGTCCCACCACAAGTTGATTGTCTACAAAGACTACAAGGAATTGTATGAACAAGCAGTAGACTACCGAAAGGATTTAACCGATGGAGATGACCACCTTCCCTACCTAACGACCAAAGATTTACTTCAGACAGTCAAGGAGCTACGAGAAGAAAAACGACTCCTCCAAAAAAAACTTGATGAGTTGTATATTTACAAGGACAAATTCTTCAAACTAAAAGAATTGATATGACCTTCCGCATCTCGCCCCTCGTAGGAATAATGTTCGGACTTAACTACCTTGATTGGGGCGAAGATGGATATGATGACATTGGATACCGCTATGAGTTCCAAATTGCTATTGGCGTGTTTATTGTACAAGCAATCTGGTGATACTGGAATTATTAGCCAAGCGCAATGATGAATGGATTCGTATGGCGATGTCATTCGGAGCGGATAGAGATACGGCTAAAGATTTGGTTCAAGATATGTACTTGCGTATGTACAAGTATGTAGAGAACCCCGAAAGGATTATGTATAACGAGGACGAGGTAAATACTTACTTCGTCTTTGTTGTTTTAAGAAACCTATTCATATCCTCTCAAAAGTCAATGTCCTTTGAAATGCTGGAGGAAATAGATGGGGAGATGGAAGAACCTAACTACGATTCAGAAAACGCCTACAATCGCCTTTTAGACGAGTTGTGGGATGAGGTAGAGTCGTGGCATTGGTACGACACCAAGCTCTTTAAGTTGTACCACAATACGGATATGACCATCAAGAAGATAAGCGAAGAGACAAAAATAAGTGAGCGTTCAATTTGGAATACATTAGACAATGGAAGAAAACGAATCCAAACCAATCGGAAAGAAGCCTACCAAGCGTGGAAGACCTCGCAAAAAGAGTGAAGGGTTAGGCGATACTATTGAGAAGATTACAACGGCTACTGGCATCAAGGCGGTAGTGGATGCATTTGCGGAAGCAACGGGTATTGACTGCGGGTGTGATGCTCGTAAGGAGAAACTCAACAAGTTGTTCCGCTACAAGAAACCCGAATGCTTGACAAAGGACGAGTATGACTTCTTGGGTACTGTGGTCAATAATCCAGTAATCAAGGCAGCCGAACAAGCAACAATCAATACCATCTACAATCGCATATTTAAGGATAATGTCCAAGCCACCTCTTGCGGTTCTTGCCTAAAGTCACGCATCGTTGAACTGAAGGCAGTATACAACGCTTATGGTCAGTAATGGAAGAAGACAGTATTCTCGCCAACAAGGCGATTTAGCGGAGCAACGCTTTATTGATGCTTGTAGGTCTATTGCCTATGAGGTTAAAAAGGCTACCGCCCAAGAGGATATCTATGAGCATATTGACTACTGGGTAAAGCGTGGGGAGAAATGGTATGGTGTGGATGTAAAAGGCAACCGCCATCCCGAAACCATTTGGGTAGAGTTTAAGAATGTACGAGGTAACGAAGGATGGCTTCACGGGAGTGCCACCTTTATTGCTTTTGATATTGCGGAACAAGGGGGTTTTATAGTTATTTTAAGAGAAGAGCTTGTGGATTGGTGTGTGCTTAATGTAGAGAACACTTTTGTGGGTAAACAAGATGCCTACAAGAAGCTCTATCAACGCGAGGGAAGAGATGATGTATTGACCAAGATTCACCTCACCGACCTAAAGGAACTCAAGTCATTTAAACTATTGCGCTATGCCACTACCAATTCCTAAAGGAGAATCCCAACAAGAGTTTATGGCTCGTTGTATGGAGGAACTAAAATCAGAGTTCCCCGATAGGGAGCAACGAGTAGCCGTATGCTACACACAATGGAGAGAGGGAAAATAAATCCCTCTTTTTTTTTGCAAAAGATTTGGTGGAATAATTTTTTCAACTATATTTGTTGAAACCAATCATTAAATCAAGAGTTATGAAAACCATTGAAGACATCAAAAACCAACTGACTGAAGGTGAGTTCTTAATGCTTGCACTTATCATTCACGAATACAACCCAAAAGATGTAGTTTGCTACACGAACCGCCTAACTCCATCACAAAAGGGAATAATTGGAAGCCTTGTTAAAAAAGATATGGTATACGATTCTTACGAAGGGTTTGGCAACGATGACCCCGACCATCAAGAGGGAAATTGGTTCCCATCGTATGATGTTGTAAAAGCATTTGGTCTTCCCGAACATTGGCCATATTAAAGGTTAACTGATGAGGCTTCAATAGCCGAAACCCCTTCGGGGGTCTTAACCAACAATCAAGAGATGAAAAAGCCACAAACACTTGAAGATTACAAAGCCTACGCCTTTGGCTACGCAATGGTAATCGCTCTATTGCTCTCCCCATTCGCCATCCTCAAAATCTTGACCTATGTGTTCTGAATTTGGCGCACCCGACCCCTACGGAGAACCCGAACGCTGCGAATACTGCTACACGGTTCTTGACCATAATGGCATCTGCCTTGACTGTAACTACGAAGACTATCACGAATTATGATTACACTACTCAATGGCGATACTTGGGAGAAAGATGCTCTCCTCGCTAAAATGACCGATGACGAGTTCTATTATGGATACTTGGGTAAGAACGCAATGAGTTCCAGTAACATCAAGCTATTGACCAAGAGTCCCAAGCATTACAAGTTCATCACCACCTACGGACAAGAGCAAAATTCCTCCGCTCTTCAGATAGGAACATTCATCCACACGATGATTCTTGAGCCTCATCTCTTTGACAATCGTTTCCATATCGTAGATGTTCAAAGCCGTGTAGCCAAATCCTTTAAAGAGGGAAAAGCGAAAAGCAATAAAATAGTCCTCACGGCAAAGGAGTATGATGAGAATATGCGAATCGTAGATGCAGCCCTCCGCAATGAGTATGTACTTACGATGATTGGAGGATGCGAGTTTGAAGTACCCGCAATCCAAATGTTAGAAGGGTTCGCCTTTAGAGCAAAAGCCGACATATACGACCCCAAGTATAGTTATTTGGCAGACCTAAAAACAACTCAAGATATAAGAAATTTTCAAAGTTTTAGTGCCGAGAAATACGGATACGATATCCAAGCCTTCATCTACACACAACTCTTTAATGTACCAATAGACAACTTCAAATTCATAGCCATTGACAAAGGGTCATTGGACATCGGTGTCTTTGATGTTGCAGACTCATTCATCAACAAGGGATACAAGAAGGTGAAAGAGGCTCTGAAAGACTACAAGGACTTCTTCGTCTTACACAATGATTTGGACTCGTACACCATTCAAGGAACATTGGAATGAAAGAGCAATTTATGAGGATAGCAATGGCAAGGCTCAAGAAGGACTATGCCTACTACCCACAACGATTAGCGGTAGCAGCGAATATGTACCGCAGATGGCTTGACCGCCAACAATAAGGAGCGGGGGAGGCACTCTTGGTGAGTTAGGTTGGTTTCTTTAGCCTCCCCCAAACCTTTTTAATGGCTCAATAAAGAAACAAATAAGGCTCAAAGTGTAAAGTAAATGAGCCACAAAGTGTAAAATAGAAACCTTTAACACCAAAGAGAAATGACACAAATAATTGCAGTATGTGATGGATGTGGAGAATACATCTACGAAGACTTTGAGTATGAATGCAAATGCAACGAGGAGCAATGAGCTATGTAGTCGTTTACGACAAGTTCCTTGAGAATGATACTTGGCTTCTAAACGCGCGTAAGTCATTCAAGGAGGAGAAGGAAGCAATCACCTTCGCAAGAGACTGTGAGCATAGTGCCTATACCGCCAATGTCAAAGTATTCCAGTTGTGATTAGAATAGACCCAACCGAGAATCAAATCAAAAGAGCGCAAGAACTCTTTGACTTCAAGGTGCTAAACAATAGCATCACCAAAGGAGATGGAAACCTCGCGGGAGCATTAGGAGAGGTGATAGTATGCGACTACTACAATGGCGAACAAAAGAACACCTACGACTATGACCTTATCCTAAAAGACAAGAAGATAGATGTCAAAACAAAACGCCAAAACCAAGACCTAATCCCAAAACCTACTTGGGTAGCAGCAGTATCAAACTACAACACCCATCAAGATTGTGATTACTACTGTTTCGTTGGAATGGGATACGACCTATCAGTAGCTTACATCTTCGGATTTATGCAAAAAGACAACTTCTACAAACAAAGTATCTTTGGAAAGAGAGGGGAAATAGACCCCTACGGAAATGGCGTATGGACATTCGCCTCTGATTGTTATGTAATGCAAATTAAAGATTTATTATTGTAATGGGAAGAGCAACTGAAGCAATAGCCTTGTCCAATATGACGAGTGAAGATAGAAAGCGATATGCCTACGGAAAAAACGCGGAGGTATACTTTACGCACATAACCATTGACACCGAGATTCTAAAACAAATAAGACCCCCAAAGAAATGAGTATAGAAACATTCAAGTTCGTAGGAAGCGTACATTTACTCCCCCATATCTCCATCGCCTACGATTCGCCAATATGCAACGGATGTGTGAGCATCGGATGGTTGTGGTGGGGAATAACTATCGTTAGCAAAAGCGGAATGCACCTATGAAGCAACACACCAAAATATACCTAAAAGAAATGGGATACGACCAAACGGACTTTATCCCTTGTGAGGTATGCGGTGCTAAAGCAGTAGACATCCACCATATAGAGCCAAGAGGAATGGGAGGCAGTAAGACAAAGGATGTAATAGAAAACCTAATGGCTCTTTGTAGGAATTGCCACTACGCTGCCGACTTTGGAACGAACCTACCAAAAGAGTACCTTCGGGAAATACACAAAAAGAAGTTACTTCCATAAACAATGGATAGAAATGGAGGATAGAGATAATTCGGGAAAGTTCGTAGCGGGACATAGTGGGGGCCGACCTAAAGGCACTCCCAACAAGGCAACAAACAAAATCCGAGAAGCATTCCAAAAACTCATTGAGGACAACTTGGACAATATGACTACTTGGCTTACTGAAGTAGCTGCGGATGACCCAAAAGCAGCCCTTGACATTCTCACCAAGTTAGGAGAGTACACAACCCCCAAACTTGCAAGGGTGGAGAACAAGCACGAAGTAGACGAGGGTATCACCAAAATAGAGTTGGAGTTTGTCAAGCCTAAAGATTAAGTACGGCCCCGTCTTTGAAAAGAATTGGGAAGCCACTACCAAGATTATCGTCAATCAAGGAGGTACTCGTAGTGGTAAGACATATTCGCTCCTACAACTTCTAATCGTCAATTCGTACCAAACGAAGGGTAAGGTATACTCCATAGTAAGAAAGTCTCTCCCATCGCTTAAAATGACCGCCTATCGGGACTTCTTTGAGATTCTAAACAACTTGGGAGTCTATGATGAGAAGTTCCACAACAAGAGCGACTACACCTACACCCTCAACGGAAACCTATTTGAGTTCATCTCGTTAGACCAACCACAAAAGAAACGCGGCGCAAGGCGTGACTTCTTGTTCTGCAATGAGGCTAACGAACTCACTTGGGAAGACTTCTTCCAGTTGCTTGTCAGAACAACCGAGAAGATATGGATTGACTACAACCCTTCTGATTCGTTCCATTGGATTTACGATAGACTTCTCACCCGTGATGATGTCACCTACATCCAATCTACTTATAGGGACAACCCCTTCCTTGACCAAACAATCGTAGATGAGATTGAGAGGCTCAAATACACCGATGAGGACTATTGGAGAATCTATGGTCTTGGAGAGCGTGGTATGTCAAGAGCTACAATCTTCCAATTCCAAATAGCGGAAGAACCGAAAGGTCAACTCATCTCATTAGGATTGGACTTTGGATTCACCAATGACCCTACGGCTATTGTCAAGGTATTCAAGGATGGTGAGAATCTATACATACAAGAGTTACTGTATCACACCAACCTCACCAACCAAGACATTAGCGAGAAACTATCCCAACTTGGTCTCACAAGGTTTGATGAGATATGGGCAGATAGTGCCGAACCCAAGAGCATTGAGGAACTCCATCGTATGGGATGGAATGTAAAGCCAACGGCTAAAGGTGCGGATAGCGTGATGGCTGGGATAGACATCCTCAAACGCCATAAGATATTTGTAACGAAGGACAGTAAGAATGCCATCCGAGAATTCCAGAACTACAAATGGCAAGAGGATAAGAATGGAAACCTACTCAATAGACCTATTGATGCGTTCAATCACGCCATTGATGCAACGAGATATGCTACCTTTAACCGATTGAGCCGACCCAATTACGGAAGGTATGCAATAAGGTAGAATTTAAAGGTTATTTAAACGATGGAACTAAAAGTCATTGTCCCAACTACGCTATCGGAAGTCACCCTTGAGCAGTATCAACGCTTTGCTCGGCTGGAGGGTGATGATGAGTTCTTAACCAAGAAAGCATTGGAGATATTCTGTAATGTTCCAATGGAGCAACTGCCCAACATTCGTTTTAAGGACATTTCGGGCGTTTCTAAACACCTCAACGCAATGATGAAGGAGAAGCCTTCACTAACGCAGAGATTTACGCTTAATGGGCAAGAATTTGGATTCATCCCAAACTTGGAAGAAATCACCTACGGCGAGTTCGTAGACCTTGATTCCTATATGAGCGACATCCAAGAACTGCACAAAACAATGGCGGTGCTATACCGCCCCGTTGTTCAGCGTGTAGGTAAGCGATACGCCATTGAGAAATATGAATCGGCCAACAAATACTGCGAGGAGATGAAACAAGCCCCGATGAACGTGGTGATGGGGTCAGTTCTTTTTTTTTGGACTTTAGGAAACGAATTATTGAGCAGTATACTGAC